TGTATTTTAAAGACCTATAACCGCTATTTACATGAATAGCCTTGCCTGTATGATCTCTTAAAGCCTGTAGATTTTTTGCTAATTCACGAATATTTATTTCAACATCACTTGGTATTTTACTACCATCTTTACAATTGAACTCTTCAAGTGTAAAATTTTTTGTTATTTGTGTCATTTTTTCTTTATTAAATTGATTAAAAAATCTCGTCCAGCTTCAACTAAAGCTGTTAAAAATAGGTCAATATTCCACTTGTAAGCAACCCATTCAGTAATGCGCTCGCTTGACATTGCTATTAAGCCTATTATCGCTGGTATAAAATCCTCATTAACCGTATTTTTGCAGAAAGAATATGCGAAATAAGAAGATGACACACCAACTGTATAAGATAGAAATATCCTTAACTTACTTACTTTTTCTCTCTTTACTTGAATAGCTACTTTCATAGAAATTGCAATTACTGCTGGTATTAATGCTTTTACAATGAATCTATAAATCTCCTCTGTTATTACCTCGTATCTGTGCATACTTCCTGTATATAGCGTAAGTAATAATTACTATCGCTGTTAATATTTCGTTTAATCCTAGTTCAAAAGGGGTTAATCCAGTAATTCTAGTCTCATCAAGGAAATTATTTAAAGATAAGGAAAACAAAACAAATTTAATAATACTTTTTTTATCCTCTAAAAATAGATATGTACATAGCAAAACTATAAAAAAAGCGAAAACCATTTCGTAAGTTCTAAAATGCAAAATACTTTCTATTTTCTCCCAAAATAACGAGTTCAAAACCACAATTATAGTCGCTATGTACAATATCTTTTTCATTATCTGCGAGGTGGTCTTGTTCCTATTAGTTCTAGTCCAGCGTTTTCTAAAATTGCGCTTGCTTCTGCTATTGCTTTCGCTTGCTCTTCCGTTGGTTCTTTTTCAACCAAAATCATTTTGTTACTCATTTTGTTATTTATGTTTAAATTAATACTTTTTTTACAATGCTCTTTATCGAGCCAATCTAATATACTGCAAATGATTCTACCAGCTCTTGTAAGTGTTTCATCTCGTTGGTTCTTGCCTAGTGCGCTACTGATAGTTTCGCCTTTCTCTCCGAACTTATAACCATTTGATTTTCTTAAAAATTTATTCCAAGTAGCTCGAAATTCTCGATTTGCAAATATATCAATGTTTAAAGCGGTTTCTAAGAAAAAACCTTTTTTTGTTTTTACCGTAATCCAGTTAATCAATGTTAACGGAAGGATTAGTAAATATGCGATTAAAAATAATATAAATCCTATCATTTATTTCCTTCTGTAAATATGTAATCTAATTGCTCTTGAGTAATACCCATCATTGCAGCCATTGCGTTAAGTTGCGGGTCGTAACGGTCAAATGTTACCGCATCATTCCACATAGTAAATGTTAAATCCCTTTGCATTTCATCTGTTATTTGCCCTATTGCATCTAATATACTACCTAACGAAATACCCATCCTTATAAGTTGCATTTTCAAACGCATCCTACTAATTGGATCAGGAATTTGTAACCTTCTATCCGCTTCAATTTCTTCCTCTGTTGCACCTTCTTCCCATTCTTGTAAGTTGAAATTTAAACGAGGTTTAATAAAGCCATGCTCTTCAATTAACTGTACACTTGTCATTGTCCAAGATTGGTCTATGTATATAGAATCAACGGTATATCTCCCTATTAAAATACCCGTATTTGGGAAAATTCTGTAAACTATCATATTGTTTCAAATGTTAAAAAAATTTCGCCTAAGTTAGTACCACCACTTCCTGTATTTATTTTTACAAATGGCTGTATTAAGTTTCCTTGTTGCAAATCAATTGATGCAACTGAAAAATTTTGTATTAGTCCTGTTGTTGTATTCGCTTGGAAAATTCTAACCGCATTTGTAGTGGGATTCATAAAATTGTCACTTTTCCAAATAGATAAATCAAAATCTAAAGCGTTTAAATGCGCGCTAACTATTTGCAACTTACAATCGTATGGCACGCAAAATAAAGTAGTCGTGATACCGCCTATGCTGCTTAATACACTACCATCACTTAACCCTGTTGAGTTGTTTAGTATTATTGATCCGCTTAATCCTTGTGCGTAATACAAAGGTGTTGCACTTCTTGTAATCGTTACTTTTGGAATTGATAAGCTAAATATTTTAGTTCCTGTGCCACTCCCTCCAGTTGCGCTAACAATTGGATTTAACGGGTCGGTATTATCGACTGTAACATTTGTTCCGGCTACGACGCTTTGGACACCACCAACTCCAAGACTTGAACGAGTAAAGATAACCGTAAGTAATGCATCTTGCAATAACGCAACATTTGCAAATGTATTTCCGTTAACTTCAAATTGATCGAATGATGTCGGAAAATCTGTTAATTTTATTTTAGAATCGTACGTGTTAACAATCTCTATTTTACTCCCAGAAACTATAGGTGTGAAATTCTTTAAATAATTTACACCATTAAATGAGAATTTTTGACTATCTATTGTATTAATTATAATCATCTTATATTAGTCATTTTAAATGTGTTATTAACTCTACCAACTCCACAATTAAACAAAGGTTCTTTTGTTCTTATTAAGAATTTTTCAACGTTCAACCAGTAATTATATGCAGTCTGTTTGTTATTGTTGAATAAGTTCTTTTTAAAAGCATAATCGATTGGCTTGCTTTCGTTTAGGTTTAATTTTGACGTAATGCCAAAAGGATTATCTATCAAATCTCCAAACATTGCGTAACGAGCATATACATAATGCGCTATAACCGATTTTAATCCATAGTTTGTATAAGTAATACCGTTATATGTGTATGTACTACCGTTTAATAAGTCCGCATAAGTAGCCTGATCGTCTAGTATCGCTAAAAATAAACGCTCGCCTAGCAACGGCTGTAAATCATTAAATTGCGTTTCAAGTATTATTTCGTTTAACTTATCTAAAAAAACAGAGCTACTTATTTGCTTGTATGCTTGAATTTCAGCTAAAGTTATTAATTTTGTAGTTATCATGTTATTGCGTTTGTTTTATTTTCTTCTTCAAATAATGACTTTATGAATAAGTACTCTCCGCTATAATTATAAATATCCTTTAATACGTCATTTACAGTTGTTTGCAGTAAATCGCGCTCATAAGTAGTGTTAGTCCAGTATGTCTTTTGCATTTGTTTTATTGCTTCCCCATTTTGCCCGAATAAGGAATTATCTGAGCTGCTCACTAAATCTTCTGGTAAATTATTAGCTGCCATTAAAATATTACTTCTTACTTTTTTTTCCGTGTACTCAAACATTTTATCGTCAATCTTCGATTCTATTTGCTTGATGAATAGATTATCTTCTATTTTATCCCCAGCGTTTTGCATTTCAAACAAAATAGCTCCTCCAGCATTTTTAGCACCTAGAAAATCCTCAATACTTTTTTTAGTTTCTTCTCTTTCGCTGTTCGCCTTTAAATACTCTGGGCTAGGAATTGCACGCCCTTCATTATCGTAAATAGTTTCTTGTAAAGTCGTATCAATTAAAGGCGGTGTAATTACAAGTGTTTTTCCGAAAAAACCATGCTCTAGCAAGTTTGCACGATAAATACTAGCCAAATCCTCGCTTCTAAGATCGTTTAAGACAGAATCAAACCTACTTAGTGGGTAATGATAATTTCTATCCATATTAAAGAATAAAACTTGTCCTTTATATTTTTCAATACCTCCAGAAGCTTCAATTTGATATTTTACGACCTCTTCTTTTTTGTTGTAAACATCAAATATTTTAGACTCTTCTTTAGAATTATTCCAGTCTCTTTTATAAATGATTTTACCGTTATATTCTTCGCTATCCTTTTGCCCTACTCGGCAATTTTCAAAAGCCAAAACCCTTGGATTAACTGGCGAAAAATTTAAGTCGTAACTAAAATGTATAAAAAAACCTCTGTTTTTCGCAATATCATCTGCTAAATCAAACGCAAAATCCTTTAGTTTTTGATTTGTATGGTCGTTAATTATAAAATCGTCACTATTACCAAAACCTTTACCTATTAAATATTGAATCATGTAATTAAGCGCCATCTTAGCAGTAACAGAGTTATTAACTAGTCTGTCTACTTTTTCTGGATACATATTATCCTCCCCATTTTGGTAGATGTCTAGCTTTTTATTATAATCTGTTTTTCTTTTGAATACGTCTAAAATGGTTGCAATCATTATCTTTTATTTTTACGTTTCTTTTTACTTAAAACTAAAGGAGTTATGTTTTCTTCTTGATTAGGTGTAATTTGCTTTACTTCCTTAACCTCTTTTTCTTCTTTTGGATATTTGTCAAACAAATAATCTGCTTCAAATTTTTCTAGCAAAATCTTTGCGTATTCATTAGTAATGTTTCCGTTGTTAACCCTGATCGAGCTACCAAAATGCAATGGCAATCCTTCTCTTTTTTTTCTTAATACGTAATCACATTGATTATTCATAGTTCTATATTTTTTAATAAATTCGTCGTGATAATTTTTGATACATTTTTGACAACTTGGATTTACTATTTCAATATGAAATTCATTCTTATAGTCAATCAAAAATGTTTTTAGATATAATACACCATCGGGAGCAATGCCCCCGATAATTGTATTAATATTTATGTTATTCCACTCGTAAGTCATTACGCTTCTGCAAACTTAGCATCAAAAGCAACTTTAGTTGTTGCGTAATCAGTTTCTAATAAAGTACAAGCTGGCTTAGGCTCTTCAAACCCTTCTGTACTTTCTAAAGTGAACTGAATAGTACCATCATTCTCTTTAGTGTTGTAAACTGCTGTTTGCAATTCTAAACCCGATTTAATACCAATAACCTCAAATGCCTCAACATTACCTGCACCTTTCCATTTTCTTTCGTATGCAACAACATATTTAGAACCTTGGCTCATGTTAAGTAATTGCTGTTTAACCTCAGCGCTTGGGTTAAGCAAAACACCCGCAAACATGTGCTTATATTTGTCTGTGCCAAACTCTTTTTTTACTAACTCATAGCTCGAACCGTTTACTTGCTTAACCCCTTGCAATAAATAACCAGTTTTACCCGAAAGTAATTGTAGGTTAGTCATTTTAGTAGTTATAGTAGCGTCATAAGTTGTCGCTGTAATATCGATATCGTCCTCATTTATAAGAATAACGTTTGTTTCTAAACCTCCTTGCGATGGATTGTCGCAATCGTTCAATATGTCTTGTGTAATCAATCCCTCACATGCCATAATTATATTTTTTTTTAAGTTAAACAAACAGTAGGATTAATACCCTACTGCTGTTAAATACGATTCCATTAATTTAGCATCTATCGAGTAAATACCATCCATGTAATTCTGTTTTGTTACTCTGTCGTAAAATGCGTCAATCTCTCCAAAGTCGCTTTCTGCCAAAGTACCTACCTTTAAATTCATTGGCGTAGACAAAACAATTCTATGAGGTAAATTCAAAGTTGTTCCGTTATCCTCGTACGCTTCAATTATTCTATCCCATAAGTTGATTTCAACAACTTCAATTCCTTTAAACCTCACAGTTAATTGTCCATCTTCTGTAATCATTGTGTTGCCAGCTCCAGAATTTTGAATACTTTCTAAATCGTCAACGTATTGATCAAAAATAGTTGAAGTAACGTAAAATTTAGCCATTCCTGACTTAATAAGTCTTTTGTCTGCTTTCTTGTAAACCGCTCTCAATGCGCTTAATCCTTCCCCACTTGCTAACTCTTGCGCTACATAACTAACACCTGAGTTCTTAGGGATTGTATAAACGGGGATTGCTCCATCTGCAAAAATTTGTTTGAAAATCCCGTCAAAAGTATTAAAATACGTTTTATCCGTTCCTACAGTTAAAACTCCCGTAGGCGCATTATCCGCATCAACATCATTAAACCAAACTTTTCTAAGTATTTCAATAGGTAAATTTTCAATTACTTTAGCAATTAAAAATTGACCTACATTCGATTGTGAACCTTCTATAATGTTATAGAAATCTGGGTTCATTTTAGCCATTTGATTAATAAGCTTGTCTTGTGCGTTAACATCTGCCGAGCATTGTTTTAATCTGAAATCTTCCTTTACAGGAGTCCAAAACTTCTCAGTTAAACTAATTCCCGCAACCTCGTTAGGCGTACACCCTGTTACGGCTTTACCCATTAACCCCATGTTGCCAGCAAATACAATTTGTTTATTATATTGAATACCAGTTTCAATATCGTGCAACTCGCTAAGTGTCTTGTCTCCCCATGTCAATTGGTGAATCACTTGCGATAAGTCCTTTAACTCTTCTGGATTAAAGGTAAATGTTCCGTTATTTATTAAACTTGCCATTTTTTGTTTTTAATTTTGTTTACCATTGCTTTATAAGGACTTTCCTCGTTTCCTTCTGTTTTTTTAGCATCTTTTTTGTCGTCGATATTAATCTTTGACACTATTTGTGCTTTGAAATCTGTAACCTCTTTTTTCATTGCCACAATTAAGTTTTCTTTTTCTGTAACGGTTGCTGTTGCTGTTGCAGTTGCGGTTACTTGGTCTGCTAATTGAGTTTTTAAACTCTCTAATTCCGCTTTTAAAGCCTCAACATCTTCTGAATCTCCTTCTGCCTCAACTACACTTGAAAGTTTTCCGTCAACAAACACATAAGTATTACCGTCAGGCATTACATACTCTCCATTTGCTGGCGCTCCATCAACTGTTGCGGGTGTTTCAAGTGGTATTTGCTCTCCTTCCATCACTTCGGGAAAATCAATACTAACACCCTTTGCATCTTGCAAAACGATATTAACTATTTTTTTTCCCGACAATTTCGCTATGATCGAATCAAATCCACTTTGAATCCAATTTTTGTCCTCTTTTGTCATTTTATTATCTGTTAAATTAAAATACGCTTTTGCTAAGACTGGTACATTAGCCATTGTAACGAAACCTAAGTTCAAACTTTCTTCATTGTTTAACCAAGTTTCATTTCTTAATAATGGGTAAATAGCCTCGTCCGTTAATCCTGTTTTTTCTTTGTAAAATTTTAGTAATTTATTTTCAGCATCTCGCAAAACTTTAGAGTAGTTTTCCATTTCGTCTGCTGTTCCATCCATTCCGCCCCAAGGTAAGTGGATCATAAATTGTGTACCTTCCTTTAACACCCTTGTATCTCCAGCCATAAAAATAACCGTTGCAATTGACGCAACTAATCCATTACCAACTGTTTTAATCGGCAATTGAAGCGAGCGTAAATAGTTGTAAATATCAAAACCTTCATCTACAACACCGCCCTCACTATTTATATGGACGTTAAAACTTGTTGCTTCTGGCTGTTTTTTCACTTGCTGTATAATATCAATAAGTCTCACGCCTATCTCCATTGGCATTTCTCCTATAGCACCATTTATATAAATATTACCTTCCATGCATCAAAGATAGTTAGTAATGCTAATTATATTTTGAAAGTGGTTTTTCAATATTTTTATTTAGATTGATTAAAAATAAGATTAAAAGGTGTAAAAAAACCATCCGTTAAGATGGTTCGCATTTCATGAATTTAATTGCATTTCTAATTGTCCGCTCAGTTACTCTGTATTTCTCAGCGCAATAAGTTATAGCAACTGTTTTCTTGTATTTTTTCAACTCGTTTAAATAACACTCGTAAATAGTTCTATAAGTCATTATGTTTATTGGAACTATTCCTCTTTGGATTAATTCTAAATAAAGTTTTTCGTTAATTCCAGTTATGAAATCGTAGTTATTTTGTTTCATTTACCATTTATTTATTGGACATTGTTCGTTTGTACTTCTTAATTTAGCAGACAAAGGACATTTGCAAATGTTACAATAATAACCTTGTATTTCTACAAAGTCATCCTTAACCATAGATAAAAGCCCTCCTTTTTTTAATTCATCACATTTTAAACAATGCTCTGCCCTTTGTTTTGCTAACTCCTCTGTAACTTCTGATTTAATTATGAAGTTTTCCCAACCGTTTAGTATATTGTTTAGCTTACTCATATTTTTTAATTGCATAAAAAACAATCATAGAGCAAATTACAATAAGCATTACATATACACATTTTAATAATTCATTTCTTAATTCTTCTGATTTAGAAAACGCTTCTCGTAATAAGCCATTTTCTTTATCTATTAAAGAAAATTTGTTTAATAGGTCTTTATCAATAAAATCTTTAACATCTCCTTTAGGAAATATTATTTTATCAACGTATTCATTTTTTATAACGTAGCAAAAATCTGTACCCTTTTTTAATCCTTCTGTAAATTCTTTTAATTCAATAAGCGCTTTTGCTTCTTCTTCCGATAATTCTGCTGTAAATTTCATAATGTAATGTTTTAATTTAATTAATGTTTATCTATTTCTAGTTATAAGGTAATCAAAACCTAAATCGCATTCTGTTATAGTTCTTAAAACTTTACACCCACAATAGTAAGATTCCTCTTTTGGACTTCTGAAATTCCAACTTCTTTTATAAAAACTAAAATAACAAGCTTCAAATTTCTTAAAACCTAATTTTGAAAACACTATCTGAACAGGCGCATTGTTGTTTTTTCTTTGTGAGTTAATAATATCTTTTTGTATTTCTTTTAAATAAGCATCCATAATATAATGTTTTAGTTTATTTCAAAGATAATAAAAAAACAATAGCAAACAAAATTAATTATCTGCCATTGATTGAACTTTTACATACTGAGTGCCGACGCTTTGAATCTCGTCAACTGCAACCCGTGGAGCTGGCATATTTTGAATAGCTTCAACAACCGAGTTAATGTTAATTTCTTGTGGTCTTACGGATTGCGTAATAATACTACTATTTTGACTACTACCAATCAATCCACCAGTCGCAAAACCTGGCACTCCTATTGATCTAAAAAAACTTGTACCTCCAGCCCTTGACTGTTGTTCTTTGTTTAAAATCACTTCTCCTTGCTTGACATAAGCTAGAGTATCATCACCACTATTTAAAGGAATAGATAAATTTGCTCCGTTGTTTATCACTCCATTTCCTAGCCTTCCAACTTCTCCACCACCATCAAACCCTTTAACTCCAGCTATTTTACTTACTTGCAGCAATCCTTGACCTATTGCAAGACCCGCAAAAATTCCACCAACTGGATAAGCGTAAGTTGATAACGCTAAAGATGCTGCTTTATATGTATTTATAGTTGCTTCTGCTATTGCTAAAGCCTTATAAGCTAAAGTGTTTTCTTTTAGCAGTCCTTTTGCTTGCGATAATCCATTTGAAACTAAATCTAATTTTGCTAACTCAACCGCTTGCCTGATTTGTTTTTCAGAATTGGCGTATTTTTGAGTTATTAAATCTTTGTCTGCTCCAGTTTTTTCTGCGTTTTCAAGCTCCTTTTCTTTTTCGATGGCTAAACGTTCAAGTTTTAACGCTAAATCTTCTTCAAATGTTAACGCCTCTGCTTCTCTTCTTAAATCAATATCAAGCAATCGTTTCTCAACATCTGCTAATTTTCTTTCTTCTTCCAGTTCTGCTAATTTAACCCTATTTTCTTCATTTATTTGGTTAATAGCAGTATTATATTCTTGCTCGTTAATCGTGCCTTGTTCTAACTTCTTGTTTTGAAACTCTTGATCCGCTATTAATTGACTGTTTAAAGCTTCTTGTTTTTGCTTTAATAATTCATCATTTAAAAACTTATCGCTTTCTAAAATCTTGTCGTTTTTGCTTTGAATAATTTGCAATTCTAATTCTGCATTTTGCAAAAATAGTTCTGCATTTTTTTTTGCAAAATCATTTGTAATATTTAGCTTTTCTGTTTCATATTCAAGTTTAGAGATCTTGCCATTTTTATAACGTAATTCTAAATCCGCTAATTCTTTTCTTTGAAGTTGCTTGTTAAAAATATACTCTTCTTCGGAACTTTTTCTCTTAAAACCTTGATTTGCTATAAATAAATCAATCTCTTGTTTTGACTTATCTAAAACATCTTGCAATGCTTTCTCTCTTATCTCTTTCGCTTTTTCTGCTGCTTCTTTTTGCAACGATACACGGTTAGTAAGCTGCTCACTTTCTTGCCCTGTAATCCTTTCTTGAATATCTGCAATAGTTGTTAGCGCTTCGGCTTGTCGGTCTAGCGCTTCTTTTGTTTGTCCCTCCGCTTTTATTCGTTGATTAGCCACCTCTAGTGCTAATTGTGCGATTTTAAGCTCGTCGTTAAGTTGTTGTTTTAAGACAAGTCCTAAATCTTCATTAGCTTTTATTCGTTCCTTTATTGTTAGATTTTCATTATCTCTAATCTGCCTAAGTTTTTCCGCATTTTTTTGATATTCTAATTGTGTAAGTTGGGATTTTCTTTGCTCTTTTTCAAGCCTTGCTTCTGCATCTGCTAATTTTCCAGCTTCAATGCTGGCGGTTTTCATTTCGTTTTTAAAATCCGCAACACCTTTAGACGCATCGTCAAAACCTAGTAAAGCTAATCCACCGCTTATAATATCAAGTGCTGTTTCAGCAGCTTGTCCAGCAAGTTCAAAACCTTTAACTATTCCGTCAATTAAAAACTCCCCTAAAGGTTCAAGGAAGCTTAACAATTTACCAACTATTCCGCTAAAAATAGTAAACACTTTAGTTATTTTATTTGTCGCTTCTTCGGATCTGTTCATAGCGTTTTTAACCAAAGCAAATACTAAAACTAAAGCAGCTATAATTGCGCCAACTGGAGTTGCTATAAATGCTAATGAAGCTTTTACCATTCCCATCATTCCGCTTGCAGCACCTTTTAAAGACGATGACATTAAATTATTTGCACCTCCTACTTTTTCAGCGTCTTGCGCTAATCCCGAGAAGTTTCCAGAAAGTAACTTAGTGATTGAAGCGGACGCATTCGCCTCGTCGTTCATTTCGCCCATCGACACAGAAAGTATATTTATCTGTGTATTAGTTTGGTTCACTTGATTATTATAGTAAATCCAGCTTTCACTTCCCTTTTCGGTTTCATCTCTTAATTGAACAAGTGCCTTTTGTTCTTCAACTAAAGCTTGTTTGTTCTTCTCCATTTCTTCAAATGCTTCAATAATAGAATCCTTATAGTTTCCAATGTTTATTTTCTGCTTTAAATAAGCGTCGGAATTTTCTTTTATAAAAGCATTATTTGCGTCTAAAGCATTGTTTAATTTACGTATTTCTTCTTGACCTTCTGCTGTTGTTGCGTTGGCTTCATTGCGCAACTTATTTAAAACTTTATTAGCTTCTCTAGCCTCTGTTATACTCGTTACTTCATTATCTAGCGCTAAAGCAATTAAGTCCAGTCTCACAGCTTGGTCTGCTTGCGCTTGCGTATTTTGCGATATAGCTTTTATGTTTTGATTGTATGCGTTTGATAACGCTTTTAAATCCGCTGCGTTTTGCACGAACTCCTCACTTGTCGCTTGTCCTGATTTAGTAAGCTCTTTTTGTTTATTTTTTATTGCGTCAATTTCTTTTTTTAAATCGGCTGTTGACTTTAAAAGCTCGTCAGTATCAATATCAAGTTCTGCTATTACTATTTTGTTTGCCATAATTATATAAGTCTTTTATTTGCCCTAACATACCACCCATTAACTACTATAGTTGCGTCATCGTCGCTTTCAAATATAAATTTCGCCTCATTATCTTTCGTTACTGCATCGCCAAGATACACGCTACTAAACCAAGTTTCGTTTAAATAAGTTTTAGCTGTTTTGTATGTTTTTTCCCCGCTAAACGTTAATTGATAAGTACCAATAGGAAAACTGCCAATTCCTAACTCAATTATGATTTTAACATTTTGGTTAGGCGATGATGTTGTAATATCTAAATCTAACCTTATATCGATAGTATCCCCAAGCTCTAATCCTGTAAAATCAAACGAATTGACGGTGGTGTCGTAAATATCATTAATCCCAGTTAATTTAAAAATCTTATTGGTCGATACTCCTAATCCATCATTTGTAAGATAAAAAGGATCCGCGCCAGTATAGCTTAAAGGTGTCGTTTGTGTCGCAAGATCGTTATAATCATACACTCCAAACGCTTCTTTTCTTGCGTAAACTTCTGTAAAATTCTCGTTAATCTTGTCTTTACCTGACGGCAAATTATCCGTGCCTAAAATTATTTTTTGTGCCATAATTATAACGTATCAAATGTTATTTCTGTGTTGTTAAATTTTATTTCTCTTGTATTCCAAAGAATCTCTTTACAGTCGATTTTTAACGGGTCGCTTTCAACTCCGTTAACATTGATTGAAATGTTAATCAACTCTATATTATCAGTCTTTAAAACTAATTCGTTTGCATTTTCACTAATCAAAAGCCCGCCATCAAAAGACCAGCTGAAAACATAATCTTTATTGTAAATTGTGTCTTGATAAATTGTTAATACTTGACCCGTAAACGAGTCTAAACTTTGTCGATTAAAGCCTAAGTGCAAGAAAGGTTTTAATTGTCTTAATTGTGCTATCATATCACTTCAAATATATTACTTGCATCTTCCCCAGTAAATGGATTTACAAATTTAATTAAATTACCAATACTAAACGAATAACCACACGTTTGATAATCACTATTAGTGTCTAAAAAAACATCTACATAAGTATAATTAATACCTCCGTCAACTGATTTATAAACATGTGAAAACAAAGTAGGGAACTCACTAGTGTAGTTAATACACCCACCTACATAGCTATTGATAGTCGTTCCTGTAACATTTGTAATCGGAACTAAAGGAGAGTATTTAACTCGTATAAAATCGCATTTCGTCTTACCTCGTTCTGTAAAATTATTTACTTTATTTAAAATGTAATAGTTTCCAAGCTGTCTAAAATAATAAAGCTTTTTAAAGTCTAAATCTTCAATATCTTTTTCATCAAGAAACAAAGTTAAATTAACTAATTGACTTTGGTTTAATATTTGATAAATAGGCAAATAATAATCACTTACAATGTCGCTAAATGGCAATTTAAAGAAACTTTCAAAAGGTGCGCTGTTAATTGATTGCTCGCTTACTAATGTTTCACTTCCTATTATCGTTGGTGTTTCAAAAAAATATTCATCTGAACGCAAGAAATAAAATCTTTTATCTAATGATTTATAACTTACTGAGCCATCGTCTTTAATCTCTTTATTCCAAAGCTTATAAATATTGGTTTCTTTTTCAAAAACTAAACTCTTATCTTTTTCTGGCGCATATATCTTCGATGCTACAACCGTTTTTGAATCATCTATATTAACATTGTCGATCGTAATTACTCCATCGTGGTAATCGCTTTGCTCGTCATTGTATTTATAAGTTAAGTTGTTTTCTTGCGCATAGCTTCCGTAAATGTATTTCTCTGAATTTACAGAATTATATTTACTGCTCCAGTCGTTTACCTCACTTGTCTGCAAAACTTCCTGTAACGTTAAAAATTCTATGTTATTTGAATACTTGTCAAGGTATGGAGTTAGTCCAAACCTCCAAAGAATCTCGTTTATGAAATCTTTTGTTTTGAAATCTATAAATGACGCATTGAAATCGATTTGATCCCCTGATAAAAAACCTATGTTAATACTTCCAGAGTTAAAAACAACATCGTAAATGTTCCCGTTTTGCTGTACCGCTTCAACAATAAAACTAACCAAATCTCCAGCGGTTAATGAAAGATATAAATCTTCTGAACTATTTATAATTACAGAAGTTGCAACTGGTTGGTTATTTATTGAAATTCTAACTCTGTACGCCACATTGTATAATAGATTTCCGTATTGATTTTCAAATGTAACCGACGCGTCTAAATCGTGGTTAAAAACGTAAGTTCCATCTGCTGGAATCAAATAGTTTATATTTCCAGAAATAAAACTTCCATTCGTTGGAGTTGGCGCTGTGTGAATTATAGGTAAATAATAATCATTACCATTCGCATTAACCGTAAACGCATCATTAGTATAATAACTTTCTGGTGTCGGATTTTCTTCTGCGCTTAATCCCTTCGGGAAAGTCATAAATAAATTAGTAAAATTGAAAGTATTAAAAATAGTTCCCGAATACGTAAATCCGTAAGTATTCATGACTAAATCAAACAACCAACTAACTCTAACGCTTGGTACTAGGTAATCAATGTTTATTTTATCTGTATCAAATAACGCCTTCCCGTTGTAATCTGCTATAATGTATCTGTAATTACTTGTTTCTTCCCAACTATCTATTACATTATTAATCGTTTTAAAATGGTTTATTTCCGTTAAGTCTAATTGCGATAATGTTGTGTTTTCAATAGCTTTGTAAAAGTCAATTGATCCATCATAAATATTAATTTTATACCCACTTGATGTTTCATTTACAACAACCCAACCATTATAAACAAAACACTCTCCAGAATTACCATACAAGTAAGCGTTATTGCGTTGATAAGGTATATTAGAACCATTACCTACTACACCTAAACTAGCCATACCCCTCACGTTTTTAGCTGTTAGAGGTAAATTATAAGTACTTGTAAAATTAGACTGCCGAGTATTCAAACTAAGTATGTCATTTACTTGCTTGGTCTGTGCGATCCTCTGCTTATCTTGTAATTCAAATGTTATGTTATTTATAATCAGTCTCATTAAATATAACGTGTTACTCTTTGCGGTAAATCAATATTCAAAGATAATGTTTTTTTATTCGTTCGTGCGTTTTCAACTTTAAAATTCCCGTTCTTTATCTCGACTTCAATCCAATCATTATAAGTGTTTTGACTAAACGCAATGCCTGTAAATAAATACACCTTTGCGCTATCTAAAATATCTTGAAGCAAAGTAAATTCATTACTCGTTATTGATTCTTGAACCACTTGCAGAGTGTCAGAGCTTTCTTTTCCTAAGTTAATAGTAGGTGAAATAGTATCTTCTAAGTTGTTGAAATCATTGTTTAAAGTTCCTAGGCTTCTTACGCTTCGGCTTCTATTTCCTTTGTCAAACAACCAATAAGACCAGCCACCATAACGATTAATCCATTTAAAGTAATGACTATCTTCGCAAAAATTCGTTACTTTTTCAAGTTGTAAATCATAATCGCTATTGAAGTTTATTATATTAAATCCAGCAACTAAAGGTAAAACATCTTCTAATGTTGCGGTTGTGTCTCCATCGCTTATTACAAGCCTATTTACAGATCCTAATCCTACATTTGTAAATGTGTAATCTAAACCGTTTGTTGTGTTTGTTAAAACTGCATCGTCACCATTAAGCCATAAAGTTAAATCGAACGGTAAACCATACCAATATTTGACATAATTGACTGTATTACTTGCGTTATCAGTTGGCGACAATAAAAATGTTTTGTCAATCAAAAGACTAGCTAAAGGATAAGTTCTTTTGTAGTCTTCCAGTTGCGCATAACCACTTAGCCATAACGGAGTAAATGACGTTGTTTCTTCGGTGTCATTTCCTAAGTAAATCTTAACTGTTATTAGTTCATTTAAGATCAAATTACTTGTCCAGTCGTACATGTATGAAATAAGTAAGTCTGGTGCTAAATCATCTTTATAATTGTTTAAATTAATCAAAGAAGTGATCAGATTTTTGAAGTTATAATAAAACAAACCGCTTGGCTCTGGATAGATTGTGATTATATTAACCCCGATAGTTATTTCAGCCTTCAAAACAACCTCAACACTATCTGTGTAGAATTGAAGTATATTATTATTAAACGCTAAATTAAGCCTATCTGTAGGTATTGTCTTTGTAAAAATTATTGCCATTACTTTAGTTCTATTTGATTTAAAAACCCGACTATTTGGTTTGAAAAAGTTATTATTTGAGTTTCCCCAACCTTATCAATTATGCTTTGCATCCTTCTTGTAGTCACAACCTCACTAATCAACTCAACACCCCCATAGCCTTCACGCTTCCATCCTGATCTTGCTATTTTTCTAGCTATTAAATAAGCTAAACTACTTATGCTAATTTGTCCTTCAATTCGTGCAGCTATTCCTTTTTCTTCGATCCATTCTTTGATTGGTGCAAGCGGTGGAAACTTACCCGCTAATCTTCCTGTTTCCAATTGCTGTGCGTAATCTTCGCCCCATAACTGTATCTTTGTTTCACTCGGTTGTATTACTTCTAAAGAGCGTTCAAACTTTCCGCTTGCCCGCATACCTTTAGCATTGTAAGCATTAATTAAATCAGCTTTTAAACTTTCAAATTCATCGTTTAGAATATTACTCATAAACTTTAAAATTAAATGTTACATAAAAACCAGTTAAATTAGCGTCTAAAACATCTATAGCTTCAACACTTTCTAAATTAACAACATCTATACCCCCGCAACTATCTAAATATATTTCTAAGGCTTTTAATTGAATTACTAAAGGCTCTATTTTTAACGCGTACTTACTTGTTTCAACTGGTTGGTTTCTTTCGTTAAAATAATGCCTGTCGAAATTATCAGGAATAACAAAGAAAAAACTTCCTGACTCGGTTCTGGAAGATGTCGAGCGTTCAAATTTACCACGCCTTACAGGAAATAATAATAAATGCGTTTTTAAAGCCATTTCATTAATAGCTGTTTGACTTTCTAATAAGTTCAAATGTGATTTTGAGCCATACATAAAAACTATATCGTTGTTACTGCTGTATGATTCTATTATTCTAACTGTTCCCATTTTTATCTTATTTTTTTAACATTAAAACCCCTGTAAATATTATCTTTAGGTATTATAGGCTTTAATATTTTGAATATTTTTCCGCTAACCATAGCAACTGGTTTAAAATATCTTTCATTAAACATAGCATTATCAATGTAAAAATCTAAAGCATTTTTAGCTTTTCTTAATTTTAAATAGTATTTCATAATTACGGTTGTTTGCTTTTTAATTCGTTAAATTTATTTTCAACTTCGTTTTGTGTTTGATTCATTTTTAGTAAGTAAAGGATTTCGTTGTAAGGCTTTTTCCCATAATCGAACGGATAACCTCCGTAAATCTTAGCAAGTTGGCTTAGTGGTAAATTCTCACTATAAAAGTCTAACCTATTACCTCCAGCTATTTGCCATAATCCTACATCACTACTTGATGAACTCAATAACTTAACTTCGTTGTTATGCAAATATACAAATTTTTCAATTAGGTATTTTTTTATTTGGAAATAATTCACTATAGGTAAATTGTAAAAATCTTCCTCGTTTATTTTAAATGCGAGTTGAAATATTTCACATACAACATTGAAGCTGTCGACCTTACCTAGCATCTTGTTTATTTTCTTAACATCATCCCAGCTTATAATTTCGAGGTTTATTTTCATTACTTCGGAAGATTTTAAACTAATGAGCAAAGCATCGTAAATAACACGCTCTCTTATGCTTAGTTTTAAATACTGCTTTATTGTTATGTTTTTCATCGTAACCCTATATGTTTCTTTGTTTGCATTAATTCATCATCGATTGCGTAACATGTTAAATCTATATGTTCGTCATGTTTAGCGTTTGGAAACATTGCGATTTGATTTAAATAGTTTTCATTCCAAGACCCTTCAACTAAAAAAACACGCCCACCTTCTATGTATGGTGATACTGTTCTAGCTCGTTCAATCTTACTCATTTGGACTAAGTCGCTTTTTATTTCTGCAACATTTAATCTTGTTTGACTCTTCAATACTTGATTAATAGATTTTCCACTTGCCTTTGGCTCAACTCTTATTATCGAAACATTTACTCCTATTGCTTTAATATGTTCTGGAATGAATTTAATAAGCTCCGGTAGTTCTAAATATTTGTCGATGCTCGAAAGTATATACACATCATTATTCATGCGTCCGTAAATCATTATTCCTGTTGGGTCGTTTGCTGTATCTTTAGTATATGCTCCGTCAATTATCATTTTCCAATTAATAGAACCAAGAAAAGCGCGCGGAACAATATTAAACCATTGTTTTCTCCATTCTCCCCCTTCATCTGGTGATGGTGTTTGCATGTATTGACCTGAGAATGTATAACGATTCGCTTGTCTAATCTGTTCAAGCTCTTCAAATGTATGCTTGTCGCTCCATAATGGTGTGTTTTCACTATCCAATGCGGGTAAACATAAATGCTCCCATTGCTCGCCACTCCTTCCGTCTAGCAAGAACCCGCTCAAATCATTTTCATGTAGACGTTGCATAATTACAATTATTGGCGT